GTCCTCTGTGATCTGCTCTCTCCGCTTTCGCCGATTGAGTTCTCCTTCGCTCCGCTCTGCCGACCGAAGTTTTTTCCTTTTGTTGCACTTTTCTCTCGTCTTCCCTTCAGCGCCCGTGCCATATACGCCATGGCCGCTGTTGTTCCTTCCCCCGCCTTCTCCTCATCGTCCCTCCACCCCGGTTCGCCCGCGGTCGAGATCGTCCCCCCCCCCTCCCCGGAGTGCCCTCTCACTTCCGGTTCCCTTTCTCCCCTCCGCCCTCTCTCTCCTCCCCTGGTCTCCCCCCCCGAATCCCTCGCCCCCATCACCCCAGAACCCTCCAGCCTTCCCCAGCACCCCCTCTCCCCTGCCCACTTCCGCCGGCTCCTCAACCACGTCCGTCTTTCCGGAGGTGGCCTGATGGATGTCATCCAGTCCCTCGCCCCCACCCTTCACCGGGACACAATAGCCTCACCGCTCGTTGAGGCCATCGCTGAACCCTACCGCCGCTCCCTCGCCACCTACCCCTGGGCAGTACCTCCCGACTTGCATGGCTTTCTCCAGCAATGTGGGATCAACTTCTCAGGCCAGGGTTTCCAGGCTCACCCCCACCCCGCCCACAAGACCATTGAGACCCACCTCCTCCATGACTCGTGGCCGCATCTCGCTTCCACGCGAGCCGCCGTCATGTTCATGAAGCCCTCAAAGTTCGCCAAGCTGCAAGCCGCGCAGCCGAACTTCGCTGCCCTGTACAACTACCGCATCACAGCCAAAGACACCACCCGTTACCCCACCACCTCTTCCTCCCTCCCCACCGAAGAGACCGCGTTCATGCACGACGCTCTCATGTACTACGCCCCCTCCCAGATCCTCGACCTGTTCGTCTCCTGCCCCCACCTCCAGAAGCTCTACGCCTCTCTGGTCGTCCCCCCAGAGTCGGACTTCACCGACGTCTCTCTTTACCCCGACCTCTACCGCTACCGCTTCCAAGGCTCGGACCTCGTCTACGAGCTGGAACGCAACCCCGCACACAACTACACCCAGCCCCGCTCCGCCCTCCAGTGGCTCAAGACCACTACCATCCGTGGAGAAGGGATCACCCTGACTGTCTCCCGCTTGGATTCTTGGGGCTCCGTCCACTCCCTTCTCATCCAGCGCGGCACCCCCCCCGTCCATGCCGAGTGCGACACCATTTCCTTCCGTGCCCCGAAGGCCGTGGTCCTCCCCAACCCTTCGTCTCTCACCCAGCCCCTCCGCGACCGCCTTGTGCCGAAGGACGTCTACACTGCCATCTTTGTGTACGTCCGCGCTGTTCGCACTCTGCGCGTCACCGATCCCGCCGGGTTCGTCCGCACCCAGTGCTCCAAGCCCGAGTACTCCTGGGTGACCGCGTCCGCCTGGGACAACCTCGCCCACTTCGCCCTTTCCACCGCCCCCCACCGGCCCCGGACCACCTACTTCCTCTTCCACTCCCTCCACGCTCGTCTCTCCCACTGGGTGCACCACCACACCCTCGCCCTCACCACCGCCGGCGCCTGTGTCGCCTCAGTCCTCGCCTTTGCGGGCTGCAGGATCGCCGCCAGCCTCTCCAACCAGCAGCTCCGCAGTCTGGCCTGCCTTCGCCGCTGGATCGTCGCCCCTCCGCATCTCCCCCTCTTCCGCCCTAAGGCCCCGATGCTCGAGCTCACGCTCAGGCCAAGGGTCACGGGTCCGCTCGTCAACCTCCCCGTTCTCCGACCTTTCCGCCTCTTCCCAGCCACCTGCGCCCGCCTTGGCGCCAGGCACCCAGCCCTTGCCCTCTTCCTTCCCACACGACCCCTCGCCCGCTCCTGGATTCCTTACGCCCTGGGAGCCGCCGCCATTCCGCTCGCCCTCCTCGCCGTCCGCTGGTTCCTCGGCCCTGACTCCCCTCAGGCCATGCACGACCAGTACCACGCCATGTTCCATCCGCCCGACTGGCACCTCACCCTCGACCGCAAACCCCTCTTCACCCATCGCCAGCCCTTCTTGTCCTTCGAGCCCGCCCCAACTCCAGAGGAGCCTCTCCCCGCAACCGCAGCCGTCAGATTGGAGACCCCACCCGCCCCCTCCCCAGCCGCTCAGGCCGAGCCTTCGGCGCCTGCTGAGCCTACGCCAACCCGCCCGGCCCCCCTCAAGCCGATTCTCGTCGCCCCCCCCGCCCCCCAGCCCACCGCCCCTGCCAGTCAACCCGAGCCCCCATCCACCTCAGCGGCCCCCACGATTGTCATCCCTGCCTCCCCCCGCGCCCTGCAAGCCGAAGCCGACCGCATCCACGATGTCAAGATGGCCGACCGCACCCCCACCGAAATCGCCACTGTCGCCGCCGCCGAGGCCCTCGCCCCCTTCGTCGACGCCACTCCTGCAGCCGCTCCCCCCCCCGAGCCAGCCTCCCAGGCCCAAACCCCCCCAGAGGAAGTCGACCCTGCCGGTCAGGCTGCCCTCGCTTCCCTCGGTCTCGCCCCCTCCCTCCCCGCCAACAGTAGCCCACCCCAGTCTGCGCACCTAGAACCCTCTGGCGCCGTCCACGCCACGACCTGGGACCAGGCCTCTGCCCCCAGCAGTGACTGGGATGCTTCAGGTCTCGGTCGTGACGGCTCCGCCAATGGCCCCATCGCCCTCTACTCCGAGCTCCACCCTGCCAACTACCTCCCTTCCACCGGCGACTTCCTCTTCCGCGATCGCGCCAATGGCCGCGCCAACCTCCCCTACCCCACCATGGACTGCCTCCTGGTCGCCGTCGAGCAGGCCACTCGCATCCCGAAGGAAGCTCTTTGGGACACCCTGTGCGCCACCTGCCCTGACTCAATGCTCAGACCCGAAGACATCCGTCGTGAAGGCCTCTCCACGGACCATTTCGCCGTCCTAGCCCACCACTACTCCCTAGCCGCCGACTTCCACTCAGCCTCCGGCATCATCCCCATCGGGATGGCCGATGCCTCCGCCAAGTTCGCCATTACCCACACAGCCGGCTCCGGCTCTGCCCCTGGCCACTTTGCCCTCCGCCTGCCCGACTCCCCAAAGCTTAACGGCGGCCTCGCTCAGGATCTCGCCGTCGCTGCCCTGCGCTTCAATCTCAGCGGCGCGCTCTTGCCCTTCCGCACCGCCCACCCCTACACCACCTGGCCCCGTCGCGCCAAGAATCTGTCGTCCAACATGAAGAATGGCTTCGACGGAGTCATGGCCACCATCAACCCCGCCAAACCCTCCGATGCCCGGGAGAAGATCATCGCCCTCGACTCGTCCCTCGACATTGCCGCCCCCCGCTCCGTCCGCCTCATCCACATCGCAGGCTTCCCCGGCTGTGGCAAGTCCTACCCTATCGCCCGTCTCCTCGCCACCCCAGCCTTCCGTAACTTCAAGGTCGCCGTTCCAACCGTCGAGCTCCGCGCTGAATGGAAAGATCTCCTCAAGCTCCCCGGTAACGCCGCCTGGCGCATCGGAACCTGGGAGTCCTCCCTCCTCAAGATGGCCCGCGTCCTCGTCATCGATGAGATCTACAAAATGCCCCGCGGTTATCTCGACCTCGCCATTCACGCCGACCCCACCATCGAGATGGTCATCGCCCTCGGGGACCCCCTCCAAGGCGAGTACCACTCTACCCACGCGTCATCCACCAATGCCCGCCTCCTTCCCGAGCCTCGCCACCTCGCCCCCTACCTCGACTACTACTGTCTCTGGAGCCACCGCATTCCCCGCAACGTCGCTGCCTTCTTCCAGGTGCCCACCTCGTCCACCGAGGAAGGCTTCGTCCGCCATGTCCGTGAGCTCCCAGGCGACAGCCGTATCCTCACCAACTCCCAGAACGCTGGCCACACCCTCCAACAGTGTGGCTACGCCGCCGTCACCATTGCCTCCAGCCAAGGCTCCACCTACCCAGGCGCCGCCTGCATCCATCTTGACCGCAATTCGTCCCTGCTATCCCACGCCCACTCCCTCGTAGCCCTCACCCGCTCCCGCAAAGGCGTCCTCTTCACGGGCGACCTCGGCATCCTCACTGGCCACACCACCTCCAACCGCATGTTTGCCGAGTTCTACAGCGGCAAGTCCCGCCCCCTTCATGACTGGTTCCACGCCGAGTTCCCCACCGCCACCATCATCCATGAACCCATCACCAAGAGGCACAGCAACCTCAAAGGTGCCACCAACGCCTACGCCCGAGCCATCCCGATTCGCCAGCCTGCCCAGCCCGCCCTCAAGCCTTCCTCCATGGCCGACGTCGTATCTTCCGCTGAGATTGTCGTCGGCGATGGCTCTGTCAACCAACCCCAAGTCTCCACCCACTTCCTGCCCGAGACCCGCCGCCCCCTCCACTTCGACATGCCCTCCGCCCGCGCTGAGCCCGCTGACCTCCCTCAATCCACCGAGCCCTCCACCACCGCCTTCGAGGCCGTCTACCCCGGCGAGACCTTCGAAAATCTCGCCGCCCATTTCCTCCCAGCCCACGACCCCAGCGACCGCGAGATCCACTGGGCCGGCCAGCTCTCAAACCAGTTCCCGCATATCAACAAGGAGTACCATCTCGCAGCCCAGCCCTTGTCTCTCCTCGCCGCCATCCACTCCGAAAAGGACGACCCCACCCTCCTCCCCGCGTCCATTCAGAAGAGGCTCCGCTTCCGCCCAACCCCCGCCCCCTACTTCATCTCCCCTCGCGATGAGATCCTCGGCCAGCTTCTGTTCGAGGGGCTTTGCCGCGGCTACCATCGCTCCCCCCTTTCCTCCGAGCCCTTCGACCCCGTCCTCTACGCCGAGTGCATCTGCCTCAACGAGTTCGCCCAGCTCACCTCCAAGACCCAAGCCGTCATCATGGGCAATGCCCGCCGTTCTGACCCCGACTGGAGGTGGTCCGCCGTTCGCATCTTCTCCAAGGCCCAGCACAAAGTCAATGAAGGCTCCATTTTCGGCCCCTGGAAAGCCTGCCAGACTCTCGCCCTCATGCATGACGCCGTAGTCCTTCTCTTGGGCCCCGTCAAGAAGTACCAGCGTGTCTTCGACACCCGCGACCGCCCCTCCACTCTGTACCTCCACGCCGGCCACACCCCTTCCCAGATGAGCGCGTGGTGCCAGCGCAACCTCACCTCAAAGGTCAAGCTCGCCAACGACTACACCGCCTTCGACCAGTCACAGCACGGCGAAGCGGTGGTCCTTGAGCGCAAGAAAATGGAGCGCCTCAACATTCCCCAGCAGCTCATTGACCTCCATGTCTACCTCAAGACCCACGTCTCCACCCAGTTCGGCCCCCTCACTTGCATGCGCCTCACAGGCGAGCCAGGCACCTACGATGACAACTCGGATTACAACCTGGCCGTCATTAACTGCGAGTACTTTGCCTCCTCCACCCCCGTCATGGTCTCGGGAGATGACTCCCTTCTCGACTGCGAACCTCCCCGCCGCCCCGAGTGGGTCGTCATCCAGCCCATGCTCGCCCTCCGCTTCAAGAAAGAGCGCAGCCGGTACGCCACCTTCTGCGGGTACTATGCCAGCAGCGTTGGCTGCGTTCGTTCCCCCATCGCCCTGTTCGCCAAGATCGCCATAGCCGTCGACGATGGCTCCATCTCTGACAAGCTCGCCTCCTATCTCGCTGAGTTCGCCCTGGGCCACTCCCTCGGTGACTCCCTCTGGCAAGCCCTCCCGCTCTCAGCCGTCCCCTTTCAGAGCGCCTGCTTTGACTTCTTCTGCCGCCATGCCCCACCCGAGCTCAAGCTCTCTCTCAAGCTCGGCGAAGTCCCTGAAGACATCATCGCTCGCGTCGGCGCCAACCTGCGCTGGGCCACTCACGCCATCTACACCACCCTCTCTTCCGCCGCTCGCTGGGCCATCCTCCACTCTCGCCGCTCAACCCGATCCCAACCCGAAGACCCCGATGTCTCCCGTTATCAGGGTGAATTGCTCCACCATCTCCAATCTGTCCCATCATCGCGCATGAACCCGGACACCCTTCTCCCTCTCAAAGGCGGCTCTTCTGCTCCCCAGCTCACCCCGGAAGCCTTCTCCCTCGCCCTCGCCCAATCCATGGCCAGCCCCAATGTCCAAGCCGGGCCCCCTCCTCCTAGCGACGACCGTACTGATCGCCAGCCTCCTCTTCCTCGCGCTCCTCGCCTTGTTGAGGACGCCTCGGCCATCCCGTTCATCGACTACCCCTTCCAATGGGTCGTCGCGTCCTACGACGGAAGCGCTGCCAAGAACCTGACCGACGTCCTCTCCGGTAGTAAGACCCTCAGCACCATCACCGCCAACTACCGCCACGCGGAGCTCCTCTCTGTCGAGCTCGAGTTTGCCCCGCTCGCAGGCTCGTTCTCCAAGCCCATCACGCTCTCCGCCGTTTGGACCGTCGGCTCCATCACCCCCGCCACCACCACCGAGACCTCGTACTACGGCGGTCGCGTCATCACCATTGGCGGCCCCGTCCTCATGAACTCCACCACGGCAGTCCCCGCCGACCTCCGCCGTCTCAACCCCATCATCAAAGACCAAATCTCGTACACCGACTGCCCCCGCTTCTCGTACTCCGTCTACGCCAACGGAGGCACTGCTGGGACCAACCTCGTCACGGTTCTCATCCGCGGCGTCGTCCGTCTCCGCAGCCCCTCCGGCAACCTGCTCGCTTGAGCCCCCCCCCCCCGGTGAAGGAAAACACCGCCTGGTCCAGCCAGGTTCCGCTGCTAAACCTCAGGCCCCCTTAAATAGCAATATCTAGGGTCCCCGGTCGATCCAAAGACCGC